GGAGGTGCAGATGAAAGATGATTCGCAGACGAAGGTAGGCGGTGTGACCGTGACTTCAAAACGGGCATGTCATGGCACTGCAAGCGTGATGACACTGGCCGGAGCGCTGACGGAAATCAATCAAAGGAAGGTTTGGAATCGAGTTCGCAATGGACTGTGTGCATCCAATGCGGCGATGCTGAGCATCGTTGAACTTCATCTGGATGTCGGGATCGGTTGTCGTTCGTGCGCACCGATTGTTGGCCTGGGGACGGCGCTCATTTTTTTGGTGACGCGACAACAAAAGCCGGAAATGGATTTGTTGGTGAGCGAGCGTACGAGGCAGGGGTACGCAATTTTGGTCTTTACAAGTGACCAAGACTTAAAGGCATGGGACTGGCTTAATTTTTACTCTCGTCTTGAAACTTCAAAATCAGTCCTAGCAATTCATGAACTGCCCTTGTTTGGAGAGCAGGCGAAATAGCGTCAAATTCTTGACCAAGTTTGTACCCCAACGGGGAGAGGTTGGTGGCCGTTTCCCCTGCTGGCATCATGACTGTGCGCTTTTCTGTGTTGTTCCAGTTGGGGTCAACTTCTCCTCGCTCAAGCCAAAGGGCGTCGCATCCCAGCTCATAAGCGAGGGCAGGCAATGCGGCGCTTTGCAGGATTGCTCCGCGCTCAATTTTGGAAATGGTTGCTTGCTTGCAGCCGGTCCTTTTGGCGAGTTCAGTCTGTTTAAGACCCACTCGTTCACGGGCATATTTGAGGCGTTCGGCTAGTGTCGTCATGCATAAATTATAGCCCGTAAAGAATATTTATGCATATTACCATAAGTCAATTACAATGACGCTAAGGAATAAAAATGACACCTAGAAAATTACTGAAGCTGATCCGTTACGTGGGTGAAATGTCTCAAGTCCAGGTCGCGCAGGCCACTGGCATACCTCAATCAACGATCAGCAAAATTGAATGCGGCAAGGTTGCAGACGTCAAGAACAAAAGCTTCAACGCCCTGCTCACGCTTTATCAGGAGGTGTTGTCTAAGCAGGACACAAGCCACTTGATGCGCCTTCAACTCATGACGCAAAAGTAGGCTGGTCATGTACCTGCTTGTTCAGGACTGCGCTGATACCACCGAATGCAGGGTTGTCCTGATGGCTTCATTGCGCTTGCGCGCCTCCTTGGTGCAGATGGATGTGTGAGCTGTGAACTACTTTCCGTTCCACATGGGTGACTACATCTGCTCAACGCAGCATCTCTCGCTTGAAGAGGATTTGATGTATCGGCGCTTGCTGGACCTGTACTACATGGGTGAAAAAGCGCTCACAAAGGACGAGCGTCAGCTTTTTCGCCTGACCAAGGCCACCGGTGAAATAACCCAAGAGGCTGTGCGAACGGTGTTGGCTGAGTTTTTCCAGTTGACAGAAATCGGCTGGGTCAACAAACGAGCCGAAATCGAACTCAAGGTCATGTGTGATTTGCGCGATGAAAAGCAATCTCGCAAGTCGAATGAAAAAGAGCGAATGCGCCGTCACCGTGAAAAGCGCTCCCACATGTTTGACGCCCTAAGGGCCATTGACGTGGTGCCCGCCTGGGATATCAGCCTTGAAAAACTCGAAGTTTTATTCCAAGACAGGTGTGGGAAAGAGGGTGAAAACCTGCAACCCGTACAGGTCAAGCCTGCAACGCACCTGCAACGCGTACAAAACGAAACTGCACCGGCTGTACCAATACCAATACCAATACCAAATACAAATACAAATACAAATACAAACACAAAGATAAATACAACAACCAAAAAACAAAACACCGCAACATTCGTTGCACCGCCTGACGGCGTGTCCAATTTGGTTTGGATGGATTTCTGTCAACTGCGCAAAACCAAGCGAGCCCACCTCAGCCCAACCGCACTTGAAGTCATTCGCCGTGAAGCAGACAAGGCAGGGTGGAGCCTCGAGCAGGCCCTTCGCGAGAGCTGTGCACGGGGATGGACGGGCTTCAAAGCCAGTTGGGTGAGCGATAAACCCGTTCCCCAATGGGCAGACAAACCCGCGTTCACCACCACCGTGCCAGGCAATAACCGCCTAGACCCTGCGCTTGAAAAAATCAAAGCCGACCGTCTGAATGCAGTGCCTATGCCCGATCACCTCAGGACCCAAATCCGCGAGTTGATCGAAAGAGGGAGGTCGTGAATGTGTGCCAACTGCGATGCTGCCAGGCACTACCCGAGACATCCTGTGTTCTGTCCATCCTGCATTTGGTGTGGTGGTCGTTACATCCAGATGCTGGGAACGCTGCCGATCTCCAAGATCCTCATCAGGGACCGCAGAAGGCATGTTCTAGCCACTTGGATTGCCCATGGGCACTTGGAGTGCCAGTTGAGGCGATTGGCCCTCCACGGGCCTTCCTTGGCTCCAGATCCGTCAGAGCCCACGACATCAACGAAAGCCCGCTCTCGCAGTCCGAGGCGGTAATTGCCATGCGAGATTTTCCGATAAAGGTTCAGCCATGAAATCACTCTCAAAAGCCCTGATTTGCATCCGCATTGGTGAGGTCACGACCAGGTTGAATGTCCTGCGAGATCTGGTTGTTGGCAACATGAGCGAGCAAGACGAAATGGTCTTTAGTTCCTTGCTGTCCTCAATCCGCTGCAATGTGAACGCCATTGAGGCCCTTTGCTCTGGCACGAAAGAAATGCCATGAGCGAGCACGACAGTCAGACCGCTTTTTTCCGCTGGGCAGCGCTTCAAGGCATTGCAGGGCTAGAGCAAATGCATGCCATCCCCAATGGCGGCTTTCGGCACCCTTCAGTGGCTGCAAAGCTCAAAGCCGAAGGCGTCAAGCCTGGTGTGCCAGACGTGTACTGGCCACATGCACGGGGTGGCTTCATTGGGCTTGCGATCGAGTTTAAACACGCCAGTGCAGGCCCCTCCAAAGAGCAGCGCGAGCGCATCACCTCAATGCAGCATGCAGGCTGGTGCGTTTGTGTGTGCTGGGATTGGCAGGCCGCAGCAAGAACTGTTTTGGGCTATGCCGGAATGATGCACCTGAGCATGCCGATGAAAAGCACCTTGGTGGACTCGCTATGAGCAAATCCATCACAGTCCTCATGTGGGAGCCTGTAACGGGATACCAAGCCATGACAAGCCAACTTTGGCCATGGATAAAGGCAACGCTTGTGGCAGGTCACAAACTGACCGTCAAGGCGTCAGTGCAAGAAGATGACCGCACCCTGATTCAGAACCGTTTTTACTGGTCCGCCGGTTGCTTGGGTGCCATTGCTGAACAAGCCAAAGTGGCTGGCATTCGTTATGAGTCCGATGCTTGGCACAACCTGTTCAAGCGCAAGTTCTTGGGTTACGAGATTCTGAAAGAAAAGGTGGCCGGAACCAAACGCACTTTGGTGATCAGGCGATTGCGCAGCACCAGTGATTTGAAGGTCAAGGCCATGAATACGTACCTGGAGCAAGTTCAAGCCTATGCCACCACCGAGTTGGGTGTGATTTTTGAGACTCAAGGCTGGCGACATGCAATAGATCCAGAAACGGGTGAGATTCGAGGCATGCGGTGAGTGTCAGTTTGATGTCTCACAGAACGAGCTTTTGCAATGGTCGAAGGAGAAAATCAAATGTTGATTCAAGAGCGCTATAACTCGGCACGCGACACATCGAGCTTGAAAGTGGTGGCATCCACGCGCTACGCACCATCAGATATTTTGATTGCTGCTGGACTGACAGCCATTGAATGTGAGGTGGCCTTGTTGGTCTGGGACGTTGAAGCGAGGGGCAAGACTGCTTCGAAACTGGCACTGATCCATGAGTTGGCCAAGATGCTCAGTGGGTACAAGACTCGCTCACGAATCAAGTTCAAGGGTGATTGCCACAACATCGCCAAGGAGGTGATGGCATGGCGCTTGTATGGCGTGTGTCAGCCTTGCTCGGGACGAGGCTACCAATTGATCTTAGGCACGCCTATGCTGTCAAACGATTTGTGTAAACACTGTCTCGGAACTGGCAAGGTGCCGCTTCCCCGTGGTGAAGGTCACACCTGGTTGGTGGGTGAGATCGACCGATTGATTGCAAGGGCTGCTGGTGTGATGATGAAAAAACTTGCCGCGGAGATGGACTTGGACTAAGATGTCCTCAACGATAAAGACCGGGTGTTCCGGCCAGACTAAAAGAGTTACAAACCCGCGATGGAAACCTGTCGGCGGGTTTTTTTGTTTGGTGCTGCTTTGAATCAAGAGAGCCTTTTAGAAAGCCGTGCAGTTAGTTCCACAAGCGACGCTGAGATACAATGTATCTCAGCAACTTGCAATAGGAGCATTCCATGCCTGCTACCACCACAATGGTTCACGTTCGCGTGGACGAAAAAATCAAGACTCAGGCTGCAGAAACACTGAGCTCAATGGGCTTGACCGTTTCGGATGCAATACGCGTGTTCCTGACCCGGATCGTTGCTGACAAGGCGCTGCCGTTCGATTTGAAGGCACCGAATGAGACCAGTCGTGCCGCCATTGCCGAGGCCGATCAGATGATCCAGAGCCGTCGCGCACGCTTTGCAACTGCTGATGCTCTGTTGAATGACCTCGAAAAAGTCGACCATAAGTAAGCGGGCAAATTTGCCCCGTGCTTCTGACTACACCAGAGAGTTTCAAAAGGACTGGCAGCGATTGACCCACTCCGGCCGTTATGACATGAACCGCCTAAAAGAGGCCATGTTGTTGCTGGTCGCTAACAGCGGGCCGCTACCGCCTGAGTGGTTAGACCACATGTTGACGGGGGACTGGGCTTTCCATCGTGAATGCCACATTGGCGGTGATTTCCTGCTTATCTACAGGCTTGACGACTCGGGTAAGACCGGGTCGGTGGTGTTTGTGCGCAGCGGGACACATGCTGAGCTTTTTTCGTGACCTGTCCCTAAACGATTAATTACTCTTGCCAAGGGGTTGGCAGTTAAGAAATCAATCAAGCTCTTCGAAATGGGCTTAATGGTTTGCGTTTGGGCACAGCACCTTGGTACTGGTTTGCGTCAAAGTTCTTTCGTTGCTTGAGCAATTCATCACCGTCTAAGGTTTGCGCCAAATTTTCCCGGTCGCTGGTTGAGACACCATGCGATGCAAAATGAGTGCGCCAAGTATCGACCACGGCAATGACCGTCTGCACTTGTGCGGCGGCCTGAGCAGGCGCAATGCCAAATGCATCACACTGGGTCATGGCATTGGCCAAGCTGGACTTTTTTTGATGCACGCATGCGGGTCTCCGCTGAAGCCTGCGCACGGGCTTGGCCAAGCTGCACCGCTTGCCGAACATCGAGTTAAAGCGCGCCAAGATCATGTTCTGGTAATGCCAAGTCTCCCAGCGCACCATCTCTGTTGTTCAGCCACAAAGCAGTTGCCACCACACCGATGCTCACTGGGGGATCACCCGCTTCAAGGCGCTGGAGCGTAGAGAGGCTAACGCCCAATCGCTTTGACCAGGTGCACAGCGACTTCTTCCTGCGCAAACGGGCCACAGCAAGGTCTGCACCAAGCTTTTGGAGTGATCCCAAGGTGGCAGGAGGGAGCAGGTTAATGGCTTTGGCGCTTCTTGGCATACCGATATATCAATGCAAATAGGCATACTTTGTATCGTTATATCGGTACATATCAAGGGTGGCATAGTGATCGTGCGGTTTCCCTCAAAAGTTTGCAGATGATTACCGTGTCATATCTCTGGCGATGTAAATTTGCGCTATCTGCAAAATAAGGTGGACAAGGCGGCTAGATTGAATATGGCCGTCAATTTCAACGATGGGGATGGTCGTTTCATGAAAGATATGCTGGTGGTTTTTTCTCACGGCAAAGAGTCTGGCCCTTTGGGCTCCAAGATTCGTGCCCTGATGAAGGTAGCTGAAAGTCATGGTGCCGAAGTCTTGTCAGTGGACTACCGCGAGCATCCTGTCGGCACATTTCATGATCAGAATGCACCTGGTGAAGCAGACAGGCGGGTGAATCAACTGCTGGCTACTCCGTTACCGGAGCACCGGCAATTGGTACTGGTGGGCTCCAGCATGGGGGGTTATGTGTCAACCGTGGCGAGCAAAGACACGGCGGCTGCGGGCTTGTTTTTGCTGGCACCGGCTTTCTACTTACCCGGCTACACCGTACAGGATATATCGCTTGACGTCAGCAAAACCGTGGTCATTCACGGTTGGCGTGATGATGTTGTGCCGGTGCAGAACAGCATTCGTTTTGCCCAGCGACATCGGTGTGGTCTGTATTTGATTGACGGAGACCACCGCCTCAATGAGGCGCTTCCCAAGATTGAACCCTTGTTTGCACTGTTTTTGGCGCAAGTATCCAGTGCACAGGATTAGGGTGATGGCGTAAAGATCCGCCAAGCTTCGCATAGGGGCGAAGGCATGGCGACCATGGTTGTGAAGCGCATCAGAGGCAGAGCATTACAAGCACTGCGTCATCGCCACCTGAGTGCACATCCTTTATGTGTGGTGTGTATGGCGCAAGGGCGTTTCACAGCAGCCACTGAACTTGATCACATCGTCGCCTTATGCAACGGAGGCGGCAACACGGACAGCAACTACCAAGCCTTGTGCCATGGCTGTCACCAAGACAAGACGGCAATGGACAAGGGCCACACAGTTAGAGCAAGCACAGGGCTAGATGGCTGGCCACTGTGATGCTCAGATTTGTGGTGATGCGGGTAGGGGCCATAAATCACTGCGGGATAAGCCTCGGAAACCGTAGCCAAGCCTCTCTTTTAATTCATTTACGGAAAAACGTGTCCAAACGGAACGGATTCAAGCCATGGCAAGAAAAAAAGCACTGAGCCGAGACAGTCACTCGCACGTGATCAAACTCGTCTCAGAACTGTCTGAATCCATTCCTTTACCGGCGGGCGTGACCCTCAGAGATGAGGCTGAAATGGTCATTTGGGAGCAGTTCACCCGCGCGCGCACTCGCGAGGGCTGGCGTGAGTTTGATTTGCTGACACTGTCCAAGGCGGTTTATCTGGAGGCCGACATTCGCAAATATCGAATTGCTTTGGATAAGTCTGGCCCCATCGTCAAGAACGACAAAGGCACCCAGATCGTCAACCCATTCATTTCCCTGATCGACAGTTTGACAAGGTTGCAACTGGCGATCACCCGCACGCTGTCCATGAACCAGACCGCACAAGACCCCCGAACCTTGAACGGTCAGGGGCAAGAGCAAACCCGACTGCGCAATGTGGTCGATGATTTTGATGACCTGATCCCAAGATGAAAATTGAACAACTGTCTGTTGAGGCCCTGATCCCTTATGCCTTGAACAGCCGAACGCATGACGACGCCCAGGTGGCACAGATTGCAGCCAGCATTCGGGAGTTTGGTTTCACCAACCCAGTCCTGATCGACAAGGATGGCGGCATCATTGCCGGTCATGGCCGGGTGATGGCCGCCAGAAAGCTGGCCTTGTCAAAGGTGCCATGTATCCGCATGGCTCATCTGACTGACACACAGCGACGGGCTTATGTCATTGTGGACAACAAGCTGGCTTTGAATGCAGGCTGGGACCAATTGCTGCTCGAAGGAGAGCTGCAGGGTCTTCACGCCGCTGAGTTTGATATGGGCTTGCTCGGGTTTGAGCCCGTGGAATTGCAGGCGGCCATGGGCATTGACATGGACACGCACCAGTCAAGGACCAAAGAGATTGATCCGGATGAGTTCGATCTGAACTGCAAGTGCCCCAAATGTGGGTTCGAGTTCGATGCAAAAACCTGATTGCGCTTGGAACCTCACGGATCTGAAGATGGTTTCCAAAAATGGCGTCAAGGTGATGAGCACGTTTGCATGTGGCGGCGGATCCAGCATGGGCTACAAACTTGCCGGATGTGAGGTGGTTGCAGCCAACGACATTGACCCAGAGATGGCTTGGCACTACAAACTCAACATCAACCCGAAGCACTATTTCCTGTGCCCCATCCGGGACCTGCTCACCGCAGAGCTGCCGCCGGAGTTGTTTGATTTGGATATTCTGGATGGCTCTCCGCCATGCAGCACATTCAGTCTTGCGGGTAACCGAGAAAAGGACTGGGGCAAGGAAAAGCATTTCAAAGAAGGTCAAGCCAAGCAAGTGCTCTCAGACCTTTTCTTTGACTACCTTGATCTGGTGGGGCGTCTCAGGCCCAAGGTTGCCATCGCAGAAAACGTCAAGGGTTTGATCTCGGGGAACGCCAAGGGTTACACCAAGTTGATCATGGCCAGGTTCAAAGAATTGGGCTACCGCCCGCAGTTGTTTTTGTTGAACGCTGCGGACTGTGGCGTTCCTCAAAAACGTGAGCGCGTTTTCTTTTGCGCAGTTCGTGATGATCTGGATGTGCCAGCCTTGAAGCTCTTACCCACACATCACTGGATAGGAGCTGCGGCTGCGACCCGAGATATTCAAGTTTTGACGGATGAAGAAAAAGAAGAAACAAAACCCAGCCCCAATGATTTGAAGTGCTGGCCCAACACAGTGCCTGGCAAGAACTATGCGGTGTATTTGCTCAAGGCAGAAAACCGTGTGTCATGTTTCAATCAGTTCAGGCTTGATCCATTGGTGCCCAGCAACACGTTGACCGCCACCTCGGGTCTTTATACGCACTGGTCGCAGTGCAGAAAACTCACCCTGCGTGAATGGAAGCGATTGGGAAGTTTCCCCGATGACTACCAGGCCAAGAACGCACGCATTGGCGCGTACTTGATTGGCATGAGTGTGCCGCCCAAATTGACGCAGCAGGTTGCTCGGGCAGTGTGTGAGCAGTGGCTGGGTAAGAAATACACGCAAGCAGCCTCACAGGCCGCCGATAAAGCAACAGAACAACTGCGCTGATGGCTTCAGCATCCAGGACTCGCGGAACCAATGTCATCAATTTCATTGAACATTTCTGCAAGACGCCCAGTGGAACTCAGGTTGGCCAGCCATTGAAACTGATGCCGTTCCAAAAACGGTTCATCCTTGAGATTTACGACAACCCAGTGGGCACACGTCGTGCCTATCTCTCGGTGGGACGCAAGAATGGCAAAACGGCCTTGATCGCTTGCATCTTGCTGGCTCACTTGGTTGGACCCGAAGCCAAGCGCAATGCCCAGATCATCAGCGGCGCCATGAGCCGAGAACAGGCGTCCATCGTTTTTGACTTGGCTTCCAAAATGGTGGCGCTGTCACCCAGGTTGTCAAAGATTGTCAGAGAGGTTCCGAGCAGCAAAAAACTGATTGGCATCCTCATGAACACCGAGTTCAGGGCCATCAGCGCTGAGGGTAAGACGGCGCACGGACTGAGTCCAATCCTTGCCATCTTGGATGAGTTGGGCCAAGTCAGGGGCCCGCAAAGCGATTTTGTGGATGCCATCACCACCAGCCAGGGCGCACACGATGCGCCTTTGCTCATGGTGATTTCAACGCAGGCACCGAATGACAATGACTTGTTGTCTATTTGGCTGGATGACGCCAAGACCAGCAAGGACAAGCGCATCGTTTCCCACGTTTACGAGGCCCTCAAGGACTGCGAACTCATGGACCGTAGTGCTTGGAAGTCTGCGAACCCTGCGGTTGGCAAGTTTCGCAGCTTGGCTGACGTCAAAGAACAGGCCGAGCGGGCAGGGCGGATGCCATCGAGCGAGCCCACCTTTCGCAACCTTGTGCTCAATCAGCGCATTGAGATGATGGCACCCTTTATCAGCCGAGGTGTGTGGGTTTTGAACAGTGACACGCCAGATGACCAAGTGTTCTACGAAGAGCCTGTCTATTGCGGCCTGGACCTGTCGGCCAAGACGGATCTGACCTCAATGGTGATGATCGCCTACAGAGAAAAGTGGCACGTCAAGGCCTACTTCTGGACACCCGCCAAGGGCCTGCGTGACCGATCAAAGCGTGACCGCGCGCCCTATGACGTGTGGGAGAGCCAAGGATTGATTCGCGCCATTCCAGGTGCTGCTGTTGACTATGAGGCCGTGGCCAAGGACATGGCCGACATCCTTCAGGACTGTGATGTCCACGCCATAGGGTTTGATCGATGGCGGTTTGACCTGTTGCAAAAAGAACTGACTGAAATTGGGGCCGATTGGCCCCTTTTTCCATTTGGGCAAGGTTTTAAGGACATGGCTCCAGCCATCGACATGCTTGAGGAGTTGCTCTTGAACGAACAAATCGCCCATGGCGACAACCCCGTGCTCACGATGTGCATGGCCAACGCCCGCATCGAAAAAGACGCGGCCGGCAACAGAAAGATGAACAAAGCCAAGGCCACAGGACGGATTGACGGGGCCGTTGCATTGGCCATGGCCGTGGGCATGTCCAAGGTGCCTGAACTCCATGGCCCAAGCATCTATGAATCGCAAGAATTAAGGACGTTTTGATGGCCTTTTGGCAAAAAATCACGGATGGACTGAGCCGCAAGAGTGCCAATCCGGACTGGGGAACGCTTGAGAGATATCTGGGATGGGCATTCGGTGGTGGCGTTTCAGCTTCTGGCATTGTGGTCAACCCACAAAACGCCATGCAGTCGGCATCCGTGTATGCGTGTTTGAAGGTTTTGGCCGAATCGGTGGGCATGCTGCCCATTCGGCTTTACCAAAAGGGCCCTAATGGGCAACGTACCGTGGATGAAACCCATCCTCTGTACGAGTTGCTGCACGAGCAGCCCAATGATTATCAAACCGCCATCGAGTTTTTGGAAATGATGGTGATGCACCTGAACTTGAGGGGCAACGCCTACGCCTACATCAACCGCACGAGATCAGGGCGAGTGGTGGAGCTGATCCCTTTGCACCCGGACTTCGTCTCTGTGGTGATGGACAACACCAACACCGTCGTTTATCGGGTGGGTGCAGAAAACGGAGCCCAAACGACGATCGAACGCTCGCAACTGCTCCATGTCAAGGGACTGACCCTCAATGGATGGCTTGGCATCAGCCCGATCGCCTACGCAAGGGAGACGATCGGACTGGCCCTTGCCACAGAGAAGTTCGGTGGACAGCTTTTCAAGAACGGCGCAAAGATGGGCGGTGTCTTGGAGCACCCCGGAAAGCTCTCGGATGAGGCCTATAAGCGCGTCAAAGAGAGCTTTGACCAGGCCACCAGTGGAGAAAACGCCCACAAGTCAGCACTTTTAGAAGAAGGCATGAAGTGGTCGGCTGTGACCATGAACGCCAACGATTCGCAGTTTCTGGAGACGCGCAAATTTCAGCGGGGGGAAATTGCCTCTATTTTCAGGGTTCCACCGCACTTGATCATGGACTTGGAGAGGGCCACCTACTCCAACATTGAGCACATGAGCCTGGAGTTTGTGCAGTACAGCTTGATGCCTTGGCTCACCCGGATTGAAAAAGCGATTCGTCGTGACGTGTTCACGACCGAAGAAAAGAAAAAGTTCACCCTCAAATTTGACGTCTCGGCTTTGCTGCGAGGGGACTCGGCCAGTCGCTCGGCTTATTACGCCAGCGGCATCACCAACGGCTGGATGACCCGCAACGAAGCACGCGGCATGGAGCACATGAACCCCATTGATGGCCTGGATGTGCCCTTGATGCAATTGAACATGGCCGATGGCAGAGTGCCTCCAGAACAAGCCACTCCAATCCCTGAGCCCATCGTCCATCGGGATGAACCCATCAAAACGCACATCAAACCTCGATCTTCCCAGGAATAAGCGATGACATCACCCATCACAACCGCGATCACCAACAGTTTCAAACTGGAAATTTTGCAAGGCGTTCACCAAGCCGCAGACCTTTACAAAATCGCTCTGATTGGCGCTGGCGCAAGCGGCACCTACAACGCCTCGACCACCAATGTGGGCACGCCAGGCATCGGTGCACCTTCATTGCACAACTTAGGCACGGATGAAGTTGTAGGCACCGGCTACACGGCCAACGGCGCAACTTTGGCGGATTATTCCGCGACGGAAACGGGATCGGTTGCACGTTTGGACTGGGCATCACCGAGTTGGCCCGCTGCAACGATCAGTGCAATTGGTGCGGTCATTTACAACGCAACACGAAACAACAAAGTTTTGGCAGTGTTTGACTTTGGCGGAACCATCACCAGCACTGAGGGTTTGTTCACAACTGCGATGCCCACAGTCGCAGACGGCACCAGCTTGATTCGAATCGTGTAATGGCCATGAACACACTTGCTGATCGCGTCAAAGATTACACCCATTCAACGGGCGAAGGTGCCATCACGCTGGCCAATAGCGCACCGATTGGATTCAGAACTTTTGCAACAGCTTTTGGAGCGGTGTCAGCACAAGTGAGTTATTGCATTGATGACGGGGCAGGGCATTGGGAGGTGGGGAGTGGAACTTTCAATGGGACCACGGGACTGACTCGCACCACGGTGCATTCAAGTAGCAATGCCAATGCCTTGGTCATGTTTGCAGAGGGAACCAAAACCGTGTTTTGTACTGCACCGGCTGTCATTTTAGAAAATCAAACAGCTTCTGGCGGCTTGGAGCAAACATTGATGCTGATGGGCGCTTGATATGACAACAACCTACAAAGTTCTCGGCCAGTGCGCCGCACAAGCCTCTACAAACACCGACCTTTACGCGGTTCCCTCCGCCACACAAACAGTGTGCAGCACATTGGCAGTGTGCAACCGAAGCATCTCAACAACGTTTCGAGTGGCTGTTCGACCGTCTGGTGCCACTCTTGCTGACCAGCACTACATCGTTTATGACAACTACGTCAACCAGTACGACACGGTATTTCTCACGCTCGGGGTGACGCTGGCGGCAACGGATGTGGTCAGCGTCTACGCTGGAGCGGCCACACTTTCATTTTCTTTGTTTGGCTCAGAGGTGGCCGAATGAGTGTCCGCACAGTTCAAGGCTCTGGGATGGCTCAGCGCCACACCTCAAGCGCGGTGAAGTCTGCGGGCGAGAATGTTCTGGTCACTGTGTCGCCTTGGGTTCGTAACCCATCTTGGCTTGAGATGCCCACCGTTTTGAGCACTGATCAGAAATTCATCGGGCTGATCGCGGTCTTCTCCGACTCGTCGTATTCAGCCCTGACCGCTTCGGGCAATTACGTTGTGGATTGGGGCGATGGCACATCGCTGCAAAATGTTGCAAGCACTGCTCAAGCAGATCACCTCTACGACTATTCATCGGCTGCTCTGACAGGAAGCGATGCGCCAGTGACCTTCACGGCATCCAACAGTACGGTCAATCGCCCAGCACATGGTTACAGCAATGACATGGTGGTGCGCTTTTTCTGCATTGAATCGACAACAAGCTTGATTGAGGGACAGTTTTACCATGTCATCAATGCCCAAGCCGATGAATTTCAAGTCGCATCCACGGTAGGGGGTGCAGCCGTCGCTTTGACAAATGACGGTTCAGCGGCCTTATTGCCTTACAAGCAAGCACTGGTCACAGTGACACCTCAAGCTGGGCACAATCTGAGCGCCCTGAACTTGAACATCAAGAATTCCACAACGGGATTGGGCCAGTACGAGGCGGGATGGCTTGACATGACGGTGGGCAGTCCCAATTTCAGCACTGTGGGATTGTCCATTGCAGCAAGCTCTTCAAGCCGAGCTGTCATCATGAACATGTGTGAACGTGTGACAGTTGAGAATTTTGGCGGTGTGACCGATTTGAGTTACCGCTTCTACGGCATGTCCATGTTGATGTCTGTCAACTTGTCCAACACGTCAGCAGTGACGGTGATGACAAGCATGTTCCAAGGCTGCACTAGCCTTCAGACATTGCCGCTGTTCAACACGGCAGCCGTGACGGTGATGGCGAGCATGTTTCAAGGCTGCTCTGGCCTGCAGACCATACCGCTGTTCAATACCTCGGCCGTGACGAACATGAGCTCCATGTTCAGTATCTGTTTTGGCCTGAAGACTCTGCCATTGATGAACACATCGGCCGTGACGAACATGTCCAGCATGTTCCAAAACTGCTTCAGCCTGCAAAGCCTGCCACTGATCAATACATCCGCTGTGACGAACATGACCGCCATGTTCAGTACCTGCTACAGCTTGCAGAACGTGCCACTGTTCAACACGATGGCCGTGACGAATATGACGCAGATGTTCGGTACTTGCTACAACCTGAAGGCCGTGCCACTTTTCAACACGTCAGCAGTGACGAACATGACGCAAATGTTTTACAACTGCTACAACCTCAAGACCGTGCCGCTGTTCAAAACGACAGCAGTGACGGTGATGAACAGCATGTTTTATAACTGCTCAGTTCTTCTCAAAGTGCCGTTGTTCAACACATCATTGGTGACGAACATGAGCCAGATGTTTTACAGCTGCTCAAGCCTTCAGTCCGTGCCACTGTTCAACACGGCAGCCGTGACCAACATGTCGCAGATGTTCACAGGTTGCCTTGTTCTTCAAACAGTGCCTGCATTGAACTGCACTTCGGTCACGCTGCTTGGATCGATATTCGGATCTGACCCACAGTTGTCTCGCATCCAAGCCACAGGCATCAAGTACAGCTTCAGTGTGGCAAGTTGCAAGCTTTCAGCCGCTGCACTGAATGAGATTTACGCGAACTTAGGCACTGTCACTGGGCAATCCATTACCGTCAGTGGCAACTACGGAACGACCACCGATGATCCCTCCATTGCTTCGGCAAAAGGCTGGACTGTCATTGGGTGAAAAAAATCAGCCTGTTCTTGTCAAAAATGAACGATCAAAATGCTTGGCTTTAACGCCATCGCAGCGGCCCCCATAGCGGGTAATGTCGATTCAAGTGTTTCGGTATTGGGCTCATCTGGTTCAGCGAGCGCAGGCATGTTGCGTGGCCATGGTTCAGGGGCCATCAGACTCGGTGGCGTTGATGGCGCAAGCGCAAACGGGATATTGGTGGCTAATGGCTCTGCTGAAGTCGGTTTCAGTGGTGTAAGTGTTGCTACTCAAATTGAACGGCTCCAAAGTTTTGGTGGCGCTTATGCACCCCTCTTTGGAGCTCAAGCCGCATCCGCTTGTGGGATTCAATTTGCCAAAGGCGATGCGGTCCGTTTGCTTTTTTTAGAGGCAGTGACTGCTCAGTCGGGCGTGATGGATGCTTGGGGAAATCGGACCGTATTTCAACCAAATGAAAGGACATGGATGATCGAAGCCCAGGATCGAACATTTCCGGTCAAAGTGCAAAACAGAACATGGTGGGTCATTTGAACATGTACAACAGCTATGAGCTTTTTAATGGCCAGCCCATCATTTCGAAAGATCCCAACGCACTCTTAGATTACACCTTTGATTGGACGCAGTATCTTGAGAGCATCTCTGACGTCATTCAAACTGTCACGTATCAGCTCTCACAAGGGCTGACTCAAACCCGCACGCAACACAACGAGACGCAAGCGCTCTCCTATTTGGGTGGAGGGGTGCTTGGAACGACTGAATCTGTCACTTGCCGAATCACCACAGCAGCGGGCCGTGTTGATGAGCGCACGATCTTTTTGAAAATTGAACAAACCTGAGGAATCGCATGAAAACTGTTGACGCGGCTTTTGAGATCAAAGAGATGGACGCCAGTGGCTCGTTCGCGGGCTTTGGAAGTGTTTACGGCAACGTGGACGGCGGAGGCGACATCGTTGCAGAAAATTCATTTGCAACAAGCCTGTCCCACTGGCAATCCAAAGGCCGGATGCCTGCGCTCCTTTGGCAGCACAACGCCAAAGAGCCCATTGGTGCTTTTCAAAAAATGGAAGAAACACCCCAAGGCCTTTATGTGGAGGGCTGTTTGGCACTCAAGACCCGTCGAGGCGCTGAGGCCTATGAGCTGCTCAAAATGAAGGCGCTTTCGGGCTTGTCCATCGACTACATCACCAAGGATTCGGATCTGAACACCAAAACGGGAATTCGGACCATTCGTGCGGCCGAACTCTATGGGGTGTCACTGGTGACGTTCCCCATGAATGATGCGGCCCGGGTGACTTCGGTCAAAAGCATTGAAGAGATCGGCGATTTGAGCGGCGCTGAGTCGTACCTGCAGGAGTTGGGCGGCGTGTCACGTTCTGAGGCGAAAGCCGTGATTTCCAAATTGTTATCCCTTGCTCGGCTTGAGGCAGAGGCAAAAGATGACAGTTGGGAGCTTGGGGTGATCTCCGCCTTGCTTCAAAAGCGCAAGGAGCTTATGACCTGAACACCATTTTTCCAGCATGCAACCCGCCTTGAGCGGTTTTTTTTCGTCCGTTTTGACCGCCCACGTGGCGGTTTTTTTATTTGGAGACTCTAAATGTCCGATCTATCTGAAATTGCAAAAGCCATCGAAGCCTCAAACGCTGCGTTCGGGGAATTCAAATCATTCAACGATGCACGCCTTCTCAAACTGGAAAGCGACAAAGCTGGACAGGGCGATGACATGGCTGCCATGCACAAATCCTTCGATGACTTTTCCTTGCAAACCAAGGCTGTCAAGGAATTGCTGGAGACCATGAGCGCCAAAGCAAACCGTCAGGTCTTTGTGGGCTCTGATGGCCGCGAAATCCCTGAAATCGAAGCGCAACACAAGAGTGCTTTTGGCAGTTACATCCGCAAGGGCGTTGAGTTTGACAAGTCGATCGAGCAGAAGGCCCTCAACATTTCGGCCTCTGGGGATGGTGGTTTTGCCGTGCCGAAGCTGGTTGACGCGAACATCGATTCGCTGATTGTGAATATCTCGCCGATTCGCAGCATCTCATCGGTGCAGCAAATTCTCACCAGCGACTTTCACAAATTGGTCAACGTCCGCGGTACTTCATCCGGTTGGGTGGGGGAACAAGCGGCCCGTCCCGCCACAGGCACACCTACTTTGGTGGACATTGCACCGCCCATGGGTGAGTTGTATGCCAATCCACAGGCCACGCAGCAAATGCTCGATGACGCGTTTTTCAACGTGGAGACGTGGCTCGCCGATAACCTGGCGACTGAATTTGCACGCTCAGAGGGGGCCGCATTTGTCTCGGGCACGGGCGTGAACCAGCCTCGCGGCTTCTTGTCCGGTCCTGCGCCAGTGGCAACGGGTGACGCCACCCGCGCCTTTGGCACCTTGGAGTGTGTGGGGACAGGCGCATCTGGTGCATTTAAGACAGTCTCTGCCACGGTCAATCCGGTGGACGACCTTTATGCAGTCATCGGGAAATTGAAAGCCGGTTACCGCGCAGGCTCCAACTGGGTGATGAACAAGGACACCTTATTCAAGGTTGCAGCGTTCAAAGACTACCAGGGCCGCTATGTTTTCACGCCAACGTCTGCACCTGGTGTAGCCGATGCGGTGCTGGGCTACCCCGTGGTGGAAGCTGAGGACATGCCCAACATGGCATCAGGGAGTTTTTCGATTGTGTTTGGCAACTTCAAGTTGGGTTATTTGATCGTCGACCGCATTGGCACCCGTGTGATCCGCGACCCTTTCTCAAACAAGCCCTATATCGGCTTTTACACCACGAAGCGCTTGGGCGGAACGGTGACCAACTCCGAGGCTCTAAAGGTCTTGAAGTTCGCCTAATCCTCCCATTCATTCAGACCGCCTTTGCCTCGCGCAAGGGTGGTCTCACTTTTCACTGCAATATTTAGGAAATCCAAATGAAAGACCTCCACTCAAATATCCACACCACCCAGGTTGTGGCCCCCGTGAGCCATGCCACGGGAGACGCAGCCATTGTTGGTTCCATCATTGACCGTGCAAACTTTGATTCACTTGAGTATTCCATCAACATTGGTGCAACCACAGCCACTGCTGGTACCTATTCGGTGACGCTTGACCACGGAGACAACTCTGCGCTGTCTGATGCGACCACTGTTGCGGCTCCTGAACTTTCAGGAACCACTGCAAACGCTTCTTGGGTTTTTGGTGATGCCAACAAAACCCGCAAGATCGGTTATGTGGGCAGCAAACGCTACACGCGCATGACGATCACGCCCACCGATAACAACGGCGCATTTCTTGTTGGCGTGATTGCAATTCAATCCAATCCAGTCAACGCCCCTACGGCCAATCCCCCTCAGTAATTTTCTTGAACGGGTTTAGGCCGCTCGGTGCAAGCCGAGCGGCTTTTTTATAGGACATATAGTGGCTTTAAAAATGACTGCTCCACCTGCCGTGGAGCCTTTTTTGGTGAGTGATGCAAGTCTGCGCCAACAGCTTCGCCTTGATATTGGTGACACCAGCCAAGATACAGTGCTCGCCATTTTTATTGGCCAAGCTCGAGAGGCTGCCGAGCAAGACTGCCGGCGTGCGTTCATCACCCAGTCATGGCTGATGACGATGGACAAGTTTCCCATGCCGGGTATGGAGACATCAAGTGCCAACGGGTACGGTCCAGCCTGGGGTACAAGTCCAGGTCCATTGACCACTGTGCGGCCTGACAACTCCACAGGCCATGAAATCGCAATCCCTTTGCCACCGTTGCAGACGATTGATTCGATCAAATATTACGACCCCAATGGGGTTTTGATGACGTTGGACCCGAGCCAATATTTCGTGGACTCAGTGTCTGAGCCTGCAAGGGTGATCCCTGCGCCTGGAGCGGCCTGGCCAAGCACCTTGAACCGGGCCAACGCGGTTGAAGTTCGATTCACATCAGGGTGGGACAGCACCGGTTTGACCTTGCCCAATGGCATCCGGGCCTGGATGCTGCTGAGAATCTGCGATCTTTTTGAAAACCGGGAAGCTGTGGTGATGGGTGCACGGGGGACTGTTGCAACACATCCCTATATCGAGCGATTGCTGGATCCCTACAGAGTGAGGGTGTACTGATGTTTGGCCATACGGCGGGACAGCTGCGTCACAGCATCATCATTGAGCAACGGAGCACGTCTGTTGATGCCGCCGGTCAGCAGTCCATCTTCTGGGCTGAATTGGCATCAACGTGGGCAAAGATAGAACCTACATCAGGTGGTGAGCAATCTGGCGTGGGTGAGAGCCGCGCACAAATCAGCCATATTGTCACGATCAGGCACCAAGCCGTGTTTGATGATCCGCGTGTCGCTGCCAAGTGCCGAATTAATTTCAAAGGGCGCTACCTGGACATCCTCCATTGCCGAAATTTGGAAGAGCGCGGCCGTTGGGATGTTCTGGAGTGCGTCGAGGGCCTGAAATATGTTGCTTGAACTTCAAAACGTCAACCCTTCATGCGCCCCGCATTTGAGTCAAAAAAACAAAGCGCTGTCAAAGCGATCAAAGACTATTTGGCTACCCGTATCCCCTTGGAACTTCAAAAATTAAGAAAACGATGAGCATGATCACCCAACTTTTCTCGCTCCTGAATGGGGCAACAGATGCGGGCGGGAAGGTCTACCCCATGGTGGCACCCGATCAAACACGGGCACCGTTCATCACATACCAGCGAATCAGCTGGGTTAGTGAGGACGTCCTCGATGGCAGCCATGTTGACCTGGTCAACACCCGTTTGCAAATCGACATCTTCGCACCCACCTATTTGAAAGCAGCCTCTATCAGCGAGAAGGTCGAAACCTTGATGATGGGCGGCTTTGCCCAAATCGTCTCAATTCAAAGCCAAGAAACCTATGAAGCAGCCGTCGATTTGTACCGCGTGATTGCCGAGTATTCGATTTGGCACAAGCCCTGACAGGCTTTCTTTTTCCCCCTCCCAACCCGCCTCGGCGGGTTTTCTTTTATCTGAAAGGTCAATCATGGCATCCACAGCAATTTCGGCACAAGGCACGGTTTTGAGCATTGGAACAGGCACAGGTTCAAGCAAAGCCATCACGGGCATGGCATTGGACATCCGCATCACGCTACTGGCCTCCCAAGGCTTGAACGAAGGATGACAAAAAAGGAGGAAATTCATGGCTGAACTTGAACACGTAAAAGGCCTCAAAGAGTTGTCTGCGGCCCTCAGAATGCTGCCCGACCGGATTGCCCGCAATGCCCTGAGAGGGGCAGTCTCAGCGGCTGCCGCCGTGGTGCGAAAGGAAGCGAGGCAGCGGGCACCCGTTTCAACTGGACCCATTAAACCGGGAGATCCAGCGCCGGGAACCCTCAAGCGGGCGATCTTCCAGAAACAGATCCCGCAGCTGTCCAGTCTGCTGAGCCAGACTTTTTATGTCGGAGTGCGTCACGGTAAGCGTTATCGCGTGAAGGGCAAAAAGGGCAACCTCTCCCAGGATGCTTACTACTGGCGGTGGGTGGAGTTCGGCACCTCCCGCATGAGTGCCCGCCCGTTTCTGCGGCCCGCCTTCGAAGCGCGAAAGCAAGCGGCGGTGCAAGCACTGGCTGACTACCTGGCCGTGCGCATCCGCGAGGAGGTGACCAAGTTGCCGGGGAGCAAACGGTGATCCAGAAAGACCTTCAAGTTGAGGCGCAAACGGACACTCGTGCCAGTTAACACTTTCTTCACATCAGCCGCCTTCGGGCGGCTTTTTCTTTGGAGCTTTTATGACCTCTACCGCAATCTCGGCTCAGGGCTCGGTGCTGTCGCTTGCCACAGGCAGCGGAACCGCCAAGAGCATCTCGGGCGTCACGCTGGGCAATCCCACCATCATCACTTCAACTGCTCACGGCTTGTCGGTGGGCGATGTGATCACCATCTCGGGTGTGAACGGGACCACTTCTGTGAATGGATCCTGGGTGGTCCGCAACAAGACCACCAATACGTTTGCCGTAGACCTGGACACCACGGGAACGTCTGTCTACACCACAGGCGGCTCGGCGGTGCCGGTGCTGTGGACAGCGATTGCCAACGTGCGTACCTTCACGGGCTTTGATGGCGCGGCCAACATCATCGATGTGACCAATCTTTCCTCGAGCGCGGAAGAGATTCGTCCTGGTATCCCGCGCTTTGGCCAGATGTCCTTTGAGATCGACTGGGACCACTCGGATGCCGGGCATCTGGCCTTGCTGGCCAAACAGCTCACGCAGGCACAAACGGCTTTCAAGCTGGGTTTGCCAGACACCCATGTGGCGTCCTGGAATGGCTATGTCATGAAAGTCCCAAGCCAGGGCGGTGTCGACCAAGTGGTTCGCGGCACGGTGGATGTACGCATCACGGGTCCCGTCACCTGGAGCTAAGCCGATCGACAACGCGATTGCTTCCAACTGATTCTTCAACTTTTACTCTCAACAGACCATGACCAAAATCCTCAGCAAATCAGACATCATTGCCGCCCAGGACCTACAGACGCAGGACGTGCAAGTCCCGGAGTGGGGCGGCAGCGTTCGGGTGCGATCGCTCACCGGTACCGAGCGCGATGCGTTCGAGACTTGCCTTGTCAAAGTGGTCGATGGCAAGCGCGTTCCCGACATGGACAACCTGCGAGCCAAGCTGCTGGCCGCAACCCTTGTCGATCAAAACGGCACTCCCCTGTTTTCTGTTGGTGATGTGGGGGACCTGAGCGATCTGGGTAGCAAGAGCGCTGCAGCGCTCGACCGGATCTTTGGCGTGGCGCAGCGGCTGAACGGCATGGCCGCTGATTCTGTGGAGGCCGCAGTAAAAAACTCCGAGCCCGGCCAGAGCGACGGTTCTACTTCCGTCTAGCCCTGGCGCTGGGCATGTCGGTGCGCCAACTGCTGGCAAGTATGGACAGCTGTGAAATCACCGAGTGGATCGCCTACGACCAGCTCGAGCCCTTTGGCGAGCAACGCGAGGACCTGCGGGTTGGCCAAATTTGCAGCACGGTGGCCAATCACAGTTTTTCGCCTCCAAGAAAGCCGCGCAAACCCACGGACTACATGCTGTTTGCGCATGCCGCTCACCCTGAAACCCAAGCCACCCAGTTGAAAGATGCCAAGGCGCAGTCGGACTTGATCCGGCAGGTGATCTTTGGCGTGAAGAAAGTCTGACATGTCCCTGGGCACCCTTGTCGTTGAACTCACGGCCAACGTTGCGAAGTTCCAAAGTGACCTGGGACGCGCCGAGCAAATGGCTCAGAACTCGGCCAAGCGCATCGATGACCAGTTTGGCATCGTCAAGAATGCGCTGGCCAACTTCGGGGTGGGGCTGGCATCGGCCTACACGTTCGATGCCATCACCAAAAAGATCAAAGGGGTGATCAGCTCGGCCGCTGACTTGCAACAACTGTCCGAGCGCACGGGTGCGACCGTGGAAAGCCTCTCTGGCCTGTCCAGCGTGGCCAAGCTCTCAGGCACCGATTCCGAAGCACTGGCCACGGGCCTGCAAAAGCTCTCGCGCACCATGGTCGATGCCCAGCAAGGCGGCACCAAGACGTCTGTTGCCTTTGCAGCGCTGGGCATCAGCGCCAAGAACTTGGCTTCGCAGCGCCCGGAGGATGTGTTCGTGCAGATTGCAACTCAGATGTCCAAGTACCAGGACGGTGCGGGCAAGACAGTGATTGCCATGGAGCTGTTGGGCAAGTCCGGTGCCAACTTGCTGCCCGTCATGAAAGACCTGGTTGAAGTCGGCGGCTACCAGGTCAAGGTCACCAGCGCTCAGGCAGCGATGGCCGATGAGTACGAGAAGAACATGATCCGGTTGCATGCCTCCACGGACGCGATCTTCAAGAAGATCGGTCTGGAGCTGATCCCGGTGTTCAACGCCTTTGCCAAGGCGATGCTGGAAAGCCAGAACGCCAACAACGGCTTGAAATCCGCTGTGAACGAGCTGGCTGCTGACGGCTCCATCCGCAGTTGGGCCGAAGGCGCTGCCATCGGGATGGCTTATTTCATCGATGTGCTGAGCGTTGTGCCCGATGTGTTCCAGATTTTGGGCAAGACCATTGGCGCAGCAGCTGCACAGTTCATGGGGTTGGCTCAGGCTATCCAGGGCGTCTCGCAGGTCATGTCCGGCGACTTCAGGCGCGGCGTGCAGACCGCACAAGAGGGGCTGGCCCAGATCTCCGGTGTGGGCAACGAGTGGTGGAAGGACATGCAGGAGATCTGGAACAAGCCCTTGTTCTCCGATCGCCTGAAAAAGCAACTGGAAGAAGCCCGCAAGGGTGCAGACGGGGCCCCAAGGCCAAGCCTGCCCAACCTCAACCTGGGCGGGGACAACGAGGCACTCAAAAAGCAACTCGAACGCCAGCTCAAGGGGTTTGATCGGCAGATTCAGGATGAGCAGCGGCTGTTTCAAACCCGTGAGCAGTTCCTCACGCGCTTTTACAGCGAAGACCTGATCTCCATCTCGGACTACTTCGACGCGCGCAAGAACGCGCTCGATGAGAATCTGAAGAACACCCTGGCGGCCTATGACCAGGAAGTGGCGGCGATGCAGTCCTACATGGCCAAGGTGAACGATGCCAAGGCCAAGCTGGAAGCTCAGAACAGGGTTGCAGACATAGGCGATCGGGCCAGGCAAGCGACCAGCGAAGCGCAAAGCAAGTCGCTGCTGCTCACGCTCGATCAGGCCAAGGCCACCAAGGGGTATGCCGACGAGGTCGAGCGCCTGAACATCCGGCTGCTGGAGATGCAAGGTCACTTGGGTGAGTCCAGCAAGCGCCAGATTGCGCTGTCGGGCAGGCAAGCGCGTCAGCGATTCACGGTAGAAGGCGACACCTCGGCTCTGGGCATACTGGACAAGGTCGAAGCCTTGCAACGTGCTCAGGGCGAGATGAATGAGATCAACCTCAAGGCCAGCCAGATTGAGCAAAAGCTCGCGATCACCGAAGGCACGCTGTCCGCGCAAAGGCAAAGGGGGACGATCACCGAGCTGGAGAATCTGGCCAGTGTGAGCGTGGCCCGTCAGAACTCCGCTGAAGACTTAGCCAAGATTGCAGCGCAGATGATGGCTGTGGCCGTGGCTTCGGGTGATCCGCGACTATTGCTCAACGCTCAGGCTTTCCAGATGAAGGTGGAGGGCATTGCGGCATCGGCGGATGTGCTGGGACTCAAATTCAAGAACATTTTTGAGGACGGCCTGGCCAACTTCCTTACCGATGTGATCGGACGCACCAAGTCGTTCAAGGATGCATTTCTCGATATGGCCAAGGGGATCGAGCAGGCCATCACCCGCATCGTGGCGCAGAACCTGGCGCAAAGCCTGTTCGGTGCGTCCGGCATGTTTGGCTCCTCAGGCGGACTTGGGGGCCTGGGCTCATCCATTGGAGGGTTTGTCTCGGGACTCTTTGGCGGTGGTTCTGCTGCAGGGGCTGCAGGGGCTGCAGGGGGCGCTTCCTCGGCCGCATTTTTGGGAACGGGCCTGAAAGTACCGGCCTCGTTTTTGAACTTGTCGGGGCTTGCCACTGGCGGCGATGCTTATTCCAACCAGGCCTACCTGGTTGGGGAGAACGGTCCGGAGATCTTTAGCCCCAAGAACTCGGGCACAGTGATTCCTAACAGCCAGCTGTCGGGACTGGGTGGATCCCGGCCGATCGTGATCAACAACCATTTCTCAGCAGGCACGGACTTGCGCACCATTGATCAGGCGGCCACGCAAGTGGGCCTGAGGGTGCAACGCGCCTTGAGCAGGAGCACCTGATGGCTTTTATCGAAAGCCCACGTTTTCCCGAATCCATCTCGTACCACTCCAGCGGTGGCCCGGTTTGGAAAACCCAGGTAGTGCAAACGTCCAGTGGGCGCGAGCAGCGAATCCAGACATGGCAGGACCCGCTGCGAAAGTGGGATGCCATGAACGGGGTGCGCACGGATGCTGAGCTCGATCAGCTGCATGCATGGTTTTTGGTGACGGCAGGTATGGCCCATTCCTTCCGGTGGAAAGACTGGAAGGACTGTGTGGCGACGACGGCCAACAGCATCGGAATAGTGAACGCAAATAGCCAGGGCAACGGCACATCACTGGGGCAGCTTTACAAGCGCTACGCTGTGGGCAGCTGCACCTATGTCAGAAAGATCATCAAGCCGGTGGCTGGAACGCTGCAGGTGTTCAAGAACGGGGTGGCGCTTACCTCGGGCTATGGCCTGGGTCAATGGCAGATCGACACCACCACGGGTGCCATGTCCTTTTATGGCACCCCGCCAAGCGTCACAGACACCCTGACTTGGGCTGGGCAGTTTGATGTGCCTGTGCGCTTTGACACCGACACCTTCAGCGCAAGCTACGAAGACCAGAACGCCAGCAGCGTGTCCTTACCGATTGTGGAGATTCGCGCATGAGATCCATCTCAACACCGCTGGCCAACCACCTGGCCAGTGACGTGGCCACGGTGGCCACGCTCTGGAAAATCACCCGCACCGACAGCCAGGTCTTTGGCTTCACGGACCATGACCAGGACTTGGTGGTGGGAGGCATCACCTATGCCAGCAATGGCGGGTACACATCGTCTGCCATTGTTTGGTCGGACAACCTGTCCACCAGCAACCAGGAAGTCACCGCTCTGATCGACAACCCGGCGATTTTCACAGGGGATGTGCTGGCAGGGCTGTGGGACTACGCAAGCGTCACGCTTTACCTGGTCAATTACGCTGATGTCAGCATGGGCGTGCTGCCTCTGACCACGGGACTTCTGGGGCAGGTCACCCTAAAGCGTGGCCAGTTTGTGGCCGAGTTGAGAGGACTGGCGCAATTGCTCTCTCAGGAAATCGGATCCCTGTATTCGGCCACGTGTCGTGCTCAGTTGGGAGACAGCAAATGCAAACTGCCACTGGGTCCCTTGACGGTCAACGGTGCTGTGACCGCATTGTTTGCTGGCGGATCCCAGACGCGCATCTTTGAAGACACGTCCCTCACTCAAGTCGGTCCCACGCTCAGCCACACCAGTCAGGTCAATGTGGTGCCTTCAACGTCGCCATATGTCCTCAATCCCACCGTGCCGCAAGGAGGCAGTTGGGTGTCCGATGGTGGTGTGATTTATGTCGATACGGGTGATGCCCTGACGGCCGTGACTTCCAACCCGGGTGAGGGCCAGTACCGCGTGATCAATGGGGTCTACACCTTTGCCGTGCAGGATGCCGGAGCCAAGGTGTCGATCACCTTCAATTACGCGCAGGGCTACTTCACCTATGGGCTTTTGACTTGGCTGACCGGCCAAAACGCTGGGTATCGGATGGATGTGCGCAATTTCTCACCCGGACGGGTAACCCTGGCCCTGCCCATGTCCCACCCGATTGCGGTGGGGGACACCTTCAGCCTCATTGCAGGCTGCGACAAGAACGCCAGTACCTGCAAGCTGCGATTTAACAACTTTGTGAATTTTCGGGGAGAGCCCTACATCCCTGGAACGGATGCCGTGCTCAGGCCTCAATCAAAATAACCCGGAGAGATCAGTCATGACTGAAGGCGTTGATGTGATGAGGTCAGCGCGAAGCTGGCTGGGCACGCCGTACCACCATCAGGGACGGCTCAAAGGGGTGGGGGTTGACTGTGCGGGCCTCGTCATCGGTGTAGCGCACGAGTTGGGGCTGAGTGACTTCGACCTCACGGGTTACGCCCCCAGACCCGATGGGGACTCGCTGATGCGCCTGTGCCAGGAGCTGATGGTTCCCGTCACCGTAGAGCAGCTCGCCACTGGCGATGTGCTGCTTTTCAAATTTGAGGCTCATGCCTGTCATATGGGGTTTTTGACGAGTTGCGCGACCGATGCCCCTGCCTTGATCCATTCCTATTTGCCCCGGCGTAAGGTGGTTGAACATGGACTGGATGAGGTCTGGTGGCGACAAGTGGCAGGTATGTACCGTCTGCCGGGAGTGAACTGATGCAACTCGGAGTTTCCATTGCCGGAGCTGCCATTGGCTTTGCGTTCGGGGGGCCTGCCGGGGCTCAGTGGGGCTGGATGGCTGGGAGCATGCTTGGCTCGGTCCTGTTTCCTGCGCACATGGAGGGACCGCACATGGCAGACCTCAAGGTGCAAAACAGCGCCTACGGTCAGCCCATCCCCATCGCCTATGGGATGTACCGGATGGCAGGCAACGTCATCTGGGCTGCGCCACCGGTGGAGCATTCCCAGACCAGCGATGGCAAGGGCGGACCCTCTGTCACAACCCATTCCTATTCGGAGTCTTTTGCCGTGGGCCTTTGTGAAGGGCCCATCGTGGGTGTGCGCCGCATTTGGGCCAATGCCAAGCTGATCTACGACATGAGCTCGGACGCTACGCCCTCGAGCATCACCGCCAGTGCGCAAGTGGCATCCATGATCCGTGTTTATGTGGGCGATGAGTTTCAGGGGCCAGATCCAACGATGGAGTCGGATCTTGGGGTAGGCAATGTTCCGGGTTACCGGGGCCTGGCCTATGTGGTCTTCACCGATCTTGACTTGTCCGGGTATGGGAACTTCTTGCCGACCTTGTCATTTGAAGTGGTGACGGCCTCTGCGCAGACCTGGAGCCACCAAGTGCTAGCCACCTGGTCCTATCCGACATCCCTTGGCACGTTTTTTTCTGCGCCATGCCTGAACACTTCCGTTGTGAATGCGCTGGCTTGGGGCTATTACTACGGATACGAAGGGGTTCAATCT